GTTAGATTGTTGTTTGAACAAAACGATGATAAAGTAAGACAAGACTTCTTAGATTCTGTAAACCCAATTTTGGATTCAATCAGAAGAGACAGAGGTTTAATAGACTTTAGAGTTGTAGTAACAAACACACCTGAAGACTTAGATAGAAATACAATGACAGGTAAAATTTACCTTAAACCAACAAAAGCTCTTGAATTTATTGATATTGAATTCTTAATTACACCTTCAGGAGCGTCTTTTGAGAATATTTAATAAATAAAATAAACGGGGTGGGAGAAATCTCACCCCTTAATCAAAAAATAAAAAAAATGAAATTTCCAAAGAAAACATTACTTGAAAATTTAAACATCAAATCAAATGGTGTTAAAACTTTTTCTGAAAAACCACAATCTGTTATTGTTACAGAATCACAATTAGAAAGAATTATCGCTAAGTTACTTAAGAAAAAATAATGAATTTAAAAAAAATTGTTCATAAAAACTTAATTAAGTTAGTTAATGAAGGGTTAGACCCTGATAAATTACCTGACCACAAATATTATGCATTTGATTGGGATGACAACGTAATGAACATGCCAACAAAGATTATGGTGGTGGATAATGAAGGTAATGAATTTGGGATAACAACTGAAGATTTTGCGGAATATAGACACATATTAGGGAAAGAACCGTTTGTTTATAATGGTAAAACAATTATTGGATATGCCGATAGACCATTTAGATATTTCAGAAAAGACGGTGAACAACAATTTTTAGAAGATGTTTTATATGCTGGGTTCGGTCCATCATGGGATGATTTTGTTGAGTGTATAAATGGTGGGTCAATATTTGCGATAATCACTGCAAGGGGTCACAATCCTGAAATTTTGAAAGAAGCGGTATATCGTATAATTAAAAATGACATTGGCGGAATCGACCAAGAAAAATTGGTTCAGTCACTCAAAGATTACAGGGAAATATCGGGTGAAGATATTAAAGATGATGATACTTTAATAAGAGAATATTTGGATATGTGTAAATTTCATCCTGTTTCATTTGGCTCTGGTGCTGAAGCAAACCCTGAAGAAGGAAAAATAAATGCTTTGAGAGATTTTATATCATATGTAAAACAGTTGTCTATGAAATTGGGTGGAAAAACATTGTTCAAAAATGATGTGTCCAATAATTTTGTGATACCAAAAATAGGGTTTTCTGACGACGACTTAAAAAACATAGAAAAAGTTAAGGAGTTCTTAGCAAAAGAATTTGGAAATGAGAACCCAGTGCAAACTTATTTAACTAAATCTAATATAAAAACTAAATATTAAATAACTAGATAATTAATAAACTAGAACGCCTAGGAAATATATGATGAAAAAAACCAAATAGTCAATATTTATAAGGAAAATAAACAGAAAAAAAAATAAAAAAACTAAAATAATATTATGGCTGACTTATTAATGAAAATGCCCGACCCTTACGAACCAAAACGAAAAAACCGATTTATTTTGACGTTTCCGTCTTCTTTGGGTATTAATTCTTGGTATGTTGAATCAACAAACCGTCCTAAAATAACAATTGCGTCCAAAGATATTCCATTTTTAAACACAAAAACATATGTTGCAGGTTCATTTGAATGGGGTACAATTGGTGTAACATTCCGTGACCCTATTGGTCCATCAGCGGCTCAGGCACTTATGGAATGGGTTAGATTACATGCAGAATCTGTTACAGGTCGTATGGGTTATGCTGCAGGATATAAAAAAGACGTTACTTTAGAAATGTTGGACCCTACGGGTGTTGCGGTTGAAAAATGGATACTGCAAGGATGTTTCTTAACTGACGTAGATTTTCAAGCTGTAACATACACTGATGACGGATTACAAACAATATCATGTACTATGAGACCTGATAGATGTATATTAGTATACTAATTATTTACAAAAAAACAAAGTCAGTTTATATTTAAAGCCAGACACAAGTCTGGCTTTTTTTATGGAAAACAACGAAATCAAATACGGTCAAATGAATTTTAACCTACCACATGACGTGGTACCACTTCCTTCGCAAGGAATTTTTTACAAAAATAAAAAGAAATCAATTAAAATTGGTTATTTGACTGCTCAAGATGAAAATTTATTGGCATCAACAAATATGGATGCGGTACAGATTATTAATCAATTATTGAGAAGTAAAATTTATGAGCCTGAATTTAAGATTGAAGAAATGTTAACAGGTGACGTTGAAGCTATTTTAATTTTCTTAAGAAATACTGCTTTTGGTACAAAATATAATCTTTATGTTACAGACCCAAAAACAAACCAAAGATTTGAAACTGCGGTTGATTTGTCAGAAATGAATATTAAAAAGACAGAACTAATTGCCGATTCAAACGGACATTTTGATGTTGTATTACCAACAAGTGGAGATAGTGTTAAATTAAAGTTTTTAACTTATGGTGAAGATAATGACATTGACAAAGAAATGGAAAAATATCCAAAAGGAGTTATAGCACCAAAAATAACAAAAAAATTAGAGGCTAAAATTGTTTCAATAAATGGTAATACAGATAGATTACAAATTTCACAATATGTTCAACAAATGCCGATTTCAGATTCTAAATTTATTAGAACTTACTTAAATGAACAAGAGCCAAGATTAGACCTAAAGAAAAAAGTAACAACCCCGTCAGGAGAAGAAATCGATGTAACAATTGATTTCGGGGTAGAGTTTTTTCGCCCTTTCTTCCAATTATAAAACAATTTTATTAGACGAAATTTATTTTTTGGTTAAAAACGGAAATTTTGTTTATTCCGATATTCTTATTATGCCAACATATGAAAGAAAATATTTTATAGGTAAAATAGTTGAAGAATATGATTTGATTAGAGAAAGACAAGAAAAATTTAATTAAACTATTTATAATATAGTTAATCAAATTATATGATGGCAGGAAGTAACGAAACAGTTGAATCACAAACACAAGCCGCGGATGGGTTATTAATCAAATTAGAGGCAATTAAAACAGCACTAATTGACTTAGCGGGTACAAAAGGGTTAGAGAACGGTATAAACCAAGCTTCAAAATTTGAACAAAAACTTTTTTCTGCAACCAGAGCTTTAGGTTTGGGTGCTGTACAAGCCCAACGAATGGAAAATATATTGGGTAAGGCGGCAACCAATGTATTAGAAATGGGTGGTAATTTAGAAGATGTTATTGGTACTTATCAGTCAATTAATGAGGCTTTAGAAAAAACTACCTTTTTATCTGCAAATGTTTTAACAAATATTGCCGCGGTTAGTAAATTTGGTGTTGGAGGAGAAACAGTAACAACAATCGCCAAATTTTTTGATAAAGTTGGTGGGGGTATGGAAGCGGCGGTTGAAAGAACCATAGAACTTACACAAACCGCACAAAAATACGGATTAAATGCTGGTAAATTTGTTGGAGATGTTGCAGGTCAAATGGATAAACTGAATAAATACGGTTTTCCAAAAGGGGTTGAAGATTTGGCATCTATGGTTGCAAAATCAAAAATGTTAGGAGACACCCTAAGTGTTGCACAAGGTTTTGCGGACCAAATAATGAGTGACCCTGAAAAGGCATATGAATATGCTGCGGGATTACAAACATTAGGTGGTTCATTTGCGCAATTGGGTGATGGTGCACAATTGTTATACATGGCTCAAAACGATTTGAACGGATTACAAGACCAAATTGTTAAGGCTACAAGAGGTATTGCAAGTTTCAACGAAGAATCGGGACAATTTGAAATTAGCGCAAATGAAAGAATAAGATTAAGACAAGTTTCTAAATTTGGATTAGATGCAGATAAAATAGAAGAAACCGCACTTAAATTAGCCAAACAAGAAAAAATAATTAAACAGCTTAATTTTAATCCTGAGTTTAAAGATTTAAAAGAAGAAGATAAACAAACTTTGGCAAATTATGCTCAATTATCAAAAGGAGGAAAAGTAACAATTGAAGGGAGTGAGATTACAAAAGGAACGGCAGGAATTAATGAAATTTTAAAAAGAATTCAAGGTACGGGAGCACAATTAACAACTGATGCTGAAAAAAATATAGATACAGTACAGGCAAACTTGTCTGCAAATGAAAGAGTAACACTAACAGTTAATAAATTAAATAATGTATATAGTGTTGCAATATTGAACACTCAAAAATTTTCAGAAACACTAAAAAGTATTTCAGATATAGGTGAAAAACCCGCAATATTAGCACAAGGAGCTTCAACCGCTTTTGCAGGAAAAATATCACAAAAAGTTATTAGTGCCTCATCAACAGTTGGAAATCTGGTGAGTGGCGCAACAGATAAAGCTCAAAGTTTTATGCAACGAGAAACAGGAATAAATATTGGTGCTGGTAAACCAATTGCTAATCAAGCCCAACCACTAACAGTAACAGGTGCAGTAAACGTAAAAATAGAAGGATTTGATTTAAAGTTATCTAAAAGTATAGTTGAAGAACTTGAAGGTTTTATTACTAAAAAAGTTAAAGAAGGACTTTATCCTGGACCTTATGTTGGTGGTTAAAAATAAAAAAAACACAAACATTCTATTTATAGTTAAAATAGAATATGGCAATAAGTAATCTTTCATTTTCAGCAACCGAAAAACTTAGAAAAGATTTATTAGTAAGGAATTTAGAACCATACTACGTAAAAAATTCTAGTACTCAATTATTGCCAAAATCTCAAGTTGGAACAAAAGAATATATATTTGACGAAGTACCATTAATAAATCAACCTGATTTAAAAGATACTGGACTCCCTGAAAAATCAAAATTATATGGTGTTAATCAATACGGACCAACAGGTGGATACACAACACAGGCAAGTCTACCATTATTAGTTAAATCATCAAATCAAGGTGAATTTGATTGGCCAAACGCAGTAACAAAAAAATTTAATGAAAGTTTATTAAAACAAAAAGAACTTATTGTTACTAACCAATACGGACCACAAGATGGATGGAGTGACGCTTCATCTGAATTAAATGTTAATATTGTCCAACCAAATATAAGAGATGAATATTATAACTTTATTGCATCATCCTATTCCCCATTTCAAATCCTAACTAAGAGAGACCCTGTTGGAAGTGAAGGTAGTTTATCACAAGATTCAAATATTGCAAAAATTGCTGCAACAAGATTAAAAAAATTATTTGAGGAATCAATTGCGTTTGAAACATATCAACAAACATTAGGTAGAGCAAACGTATTACAAACAAATAGTGACCCATATAGAATTTTAAATTTAATAACAGGTAGACAACCAATATTAGAACCCGATTGGAAAATAACTGTCCCATCTACTTTGGTTGGTAGAGGAATTGATTTTATATCAAGAGTTGCGGGATTATATTCACCATATTCAATAATACCTGGAGATTACTTTTCAAGGGTACCAAAAGCGTCTTTAACCAATCAAATTGTAAATGCTGTTGCAGGTTTATTTGGATTTCCAAATGTATTACCAACAAAAAAAACTTCTTCAGATGTTTTTCTTTCATTCACGAGTGGAGGACAAAGAAAGGCGTTATTTTCTAATTTATCTGTTAACAGATACGCACCCGATTATAAGGGAAATTTTTTAGGTAATTTAAATTTAAGTGCACCTCCAGGGAACTACTATATTGGTAGTAGAACTTCAGAACCATTAGATATTGTATCACCATCGGGTGAAATTCCTGTTAATGAATTTGGGGTAGAAGTTGAAACTAACGTATACGGACCAAGTGTATTAGGCAAACTTTATGAAGATAATGTTGACTTACCGTTTGGATTAAATTTAACATCAACAATAGATGGCGGAGGAGTTCAAGGAGGATTTACATGGGTTTCACCAAAATATAAAGGAAATGCAGGACAAAAAATTGGACAGGGTGGTGAAAAATATGGCCAAGATTCTGGTTATCAACCAATAGCTGCACAATATACAAATAGTGAATCAACAAACTTTCCATTTAAAAAAGGTTCAATACTTGATGATACACAAAGAATTATTGAATCACAACCTGCAGGTTCAAAAAAATTACAACACGTAGGAAATGCAATTGACCAAGTATCGAAAGTGTTTAATGACGGATACAAAGAAATAACAAAAGGTTCAAGAGTAATTAAATACGTAGATAATAATGGTATTTTTAAAGGTGAAGAATATGGAAGAGTTTTTGCTAAAGATATACCATATTATGACCTTACTAAGTTACAAAAATCAGACGGAAACATAAGAAAAAATCCATTTTCAATTCTAACCAACACATATAATTTAAATATGTATCCTACCTCAGGTCCTGAATCAACAACATTGGGTGGTGGTTCGGTAAAAAAATATATGTTATCTTTAGAAAATTTGGCTTGGAGAACATCTAGAAGACCTGGTACAACATATAATGATTTACCTGAGTCAGAAAGAGGCCCAAATGGAGGTAGAATTATGTGGTTTCCACCATACGATTTAACTTTTTCAGATTCAAACAGTGTTGGTTGGGAAAAGAACTCTTTTTTAGGTAGACCTGAACCAATTTATACTTACCAAAACACCGAAAGAACTGGTTCATTATCATTTAAAATTATTGTAGACCATCCTTCAGTAATGAATCTTTTGGTTAATAAAGTATTAACAAATACATCATCTAGTCAAGTTGCAGACCAAGTTCTTGAATCTTTCTTCGCTGGTTTAACAAAATTTGACGTATACGAATTATCCAAAAGATTTACAAACTTTTCACAGACAGAATTGTCTTACATACAACAATTAATTAATACTTCTGGCGACCCAGAAAAAATTAAAAATTTGGTAAACGGTTCATTACCTAAAGGTGGTGATGGTGCTGGTGGTTCTATGGATTCAAACAATTCAGTTGGACTACCCGTTTATACACCACAATTAACACAATTTAAAAACTCAATATTTTATTATGATGTTGATAATGGTGGCGGTAATGACTATTTGACTAGTGTTACAAACTATCTTGAAAGTGCAAACGCGAATTTAATTAACGATACACAATTATCAGACATAGAACAATCAAAAAAAGTTCTTACCGCATTTACAGAAAGTATTAATAATGTTTTACAGAGTAATGCAAATTTAAAAATAAAAATTAAAATAAAATCAGGTTCTGCAGAAGGCGAACCAGTCGATGTTCAAGAAGAAAGAGGTACTTGTTTACTTGAAACTTTAAAAAGTTTAACCAAAGACAATCCAAGAGTTAGTTATACTGAAGAATTTGTTGGAAATTTATTGGAAACTCTAACTGAACCACCATATGATTGTAATACCGTAAATTTAAATTATTATGAGACAGGACCTGTTGCTTGTAGAAGGAGTGTTATTACTGACATTATTGAAATACCTGAACCAAACTTAAACAATCCAAACGGTGGAATTTCAACACAACCAACATCAAGATTAGAAAGACTTTTAGGGATAAATCCAAATCAAAATAATACATCTCTTAATAATAGAGAATTAACACAGGAACAATTAAGTAAACAAGTAATTAGAAAATTACTTTCAGAAGCAGATTATTTCCAATTTGTTAGAGAATCAAATCCATTTATTTATGATTCATTAAGGGAAAAATTAAAATATTTTCATCCTGCCTTCCACGCCATGACACCTGAAGGTCTCAATGAAAGACTTACATTTTTATTACAATGTACAAGACCTGGTGATACAATACCAACAAAACAAGGTACACAATTAATTGATAAAGACGCTAGAAACACATCGTTTGGTGCACCACCTATTTGTGTTTTAAGAGTTGGGGATTTTTACCATTCTAAAGTTGTTATTGATAGTTGTAATTTCACATATGAAGATTCAAAATTTGATTTAAATCCTGAAGGTATCGGTGTACAACCAATGATTGTTGGTGTGTCACTAGGTTTTAAATTTATTGGTGGACAAGGACTTAGAGGACCGATTGATGAACTTCAAAATGCGTTATCATTTAACTTTTTTGCTAACACTGAAATGTATGATGAAAGAGCTACAGATTCTGCATCTGTTTCTGCGTATAACAAAGAATTTATTGAACAAACACAACCCGAAGGAGAGACACCACAAAACGCAACATCAAACGTACAAAATGAAGGTGGAACTACAATAGGTGCAATACAAGGTGCTTTTGAAAACTCAGGTGCAACTGCAACTGTAATATATAAACCAATATTTAATGAATTTGTTGATTCATTTGTTGAATATGCTAATACGGTGTATAATAAACTTGAAGAAGTTAATAAAGAATATAACGATGGTATATTAATGTTATTTACTAAATCAAGATTATACAGTAAAGGAAAAATAAATGAATGGGGTGGCGGTTCAGCAAAAGAAGTTACAATTTTTGGAAAATCAGACTATGAAAACAGTGTTGACAACCTATTTTCAAATTTACTCAATGATATTTCAAACAATGCATTAACAATGCAAATAAAACTACAAACTAAAACATTTAAAGAATCATCTAAAACTGTGTTCAAAAATAACTTAACAAATTTAGTAAATTCAAAAAAATCTACATTTAGAAATAAGTTAGTTCAAGTAACAAATGAATTAAATACATGTGAGTTAAAAATGGTTAGAGCAATAGATAAAATTAACTATGTATTACAAAGTGTTGATGGTTATATTGATACTAAAGGGTCTCCTCAAGTATATGAAACAACGACTGCAAGCACAGTTACAAATTTAACAACAAATATGGACGAATTTGCAACATTAATTAACAATTTAAATACTAATTTGATAGATTCAGAAATAATTACAAATAAGTATGATGATAATCAAAGTTATTCATTACCTGGTAATGGATTTTCTGATAATGTGGCAGATAAAAGATTTTTCCTTGTATTTGGAAAAGAATTAGTGAGTGACTCATCTTCACTAACTGATTTACTATTAGCACAATTAGATAACGATTGGAAAAAGTATGTTAAAGAACAAATTGAATTGTTAAAAAAACAAGCGGAAAACGAAAACAAGGTAATGAGTAATAAATTCTCAACATATAAAAAACAAAATCAGACTAATAAAGTATATTTACCTGAGGACATTGCATTTCAAAGAAATGAAGAAAGAAGTAGCGGATTATCATTAAAATCTTCACCAAGTGATAACGAAAATACAAGATTAAAAAATTTATATTTGGGTCAGAATTCAAATCCTGATACTAATACATTTAATGGTAAAGTAACATTCTAATGGATTATTTTAATAGATATACACAATTTCTTTTGAACGGTGAACAAACTGTCGTACCAGGATTGGTTTTACCAAGAAAACCAACAGATATAAAATATATTTATAAAGCGGGTGTAAGTAGATTAGACAAGATAAGTCAAGAATATTATGGTTCACCCTTTTTTGGTTGGTTAATACAACAAGCTAATTTAGAGTTTGGAGGTTTAGAGTGGAGTATTCCTGATAATTCAATAATAATTATACCATTTCCTTTAGTTGCATCATTACAAGACTATAATAATGCAATACAGACAAGATTCTATTATTATGGCAGATAACATTGAAAACATTTATTTTGATGACGATTTTAATATAGTATTGATTGACCCAAATACTGTTGTTGATAGTTCTGGTTTTAAAAGACCTAGAAGTATAAAACAAGAAAATTTGGTGATGTATGCTAATTTAGAAGCGGTTTCAGTGCCAAGAACTCAATTGGCTGTTGGTCAAGATTTAGAAAGTGGAATTACAAATACTACTGTTGCGGCAATTAATTTTTTAAAACCAACAGACAAAAATTACTTTGATACAAGTTATACTGATGAAACCACAGGTGCGAGAAACACACAAGGAGGTACAGTAAACCAAATTAAATTTAATCAGGGACAAAACCCACAACTTACAAATTATGTCGACACACAGGTTTTAGGTATTAGAGATATAAATGTCCAAATACAATTTAATGGTATTCCAACAGTCACAATGACATTAGTCGATGTTCAAGGAAGAAGTTTATTTCAAACGGGTGGAAATTCACCTTATTCTGTTTTTCTTTATTACCCATACCCAATGTTTAAATTAACACTTAAAGGATATTATGGAAAGGCAATTCAATATCAGTTAATGTTATTAAATTTTCAAACTTCCTTTGAAGCTTCTAGCGGAAATTATATTGTTACCTTGAAGTTTATTTCGAGAACAAGTGCAATGTTAGACGATATAAGATTAGGATATCTCTATGGATTACCGCACATGTATACAACAACTAATACATTAAACAATGAAACACCAAACACATCTAGTGCTGCGGTTGCAAGTGTACAATCTACGGGTGTTGGTAATACACAAGAACTAACAACAGTAAAAACAACAAAAGGATATTCTAAATTAAGAAAAGTTTTTGAGGCCTATAAAGAAAAAAAATTAATAGACCAAAATGTACCCGTTCTGACTGTAAATGAAATGTCAGAAAAATTAAAAAAATATACAGAATATCTTAATAAGGAGTTTGAAAAATTGGATTTTTCAAATATTGTTGCATTAGACAGATATAATGAATCGGTAAATGATTTTAGTAACGAACTTTTAGGTTGGAAAAGTGAATACCTTGACGGATTAAATCCAATAGTTACCAATATATCAACAAACAATTTAAAACTTTTTCCATTAAAAGATTTAATTACTAACACCAATACTGACACAGTATCAAATGATGATTCAAGTGTTAAATCAAACTGTGAAAAACAAGTATTGGCGGAATCAAAATTAAAAGAAATATTGGACAAATATTATAAAATTTTTAATTCAGTACCAGGACCGTTAGCCAAACAAATAACACTAAACTTAAATGATTTTACTGTTAATTTTTTTAAGACAATTTTTACCCAAAATGATATAGATTATGTAACCACATATGAAGAAGAAACAGGTAAATCAGTCGACAATCCTGATACTGATTTAGTTTTTAAACAATGGAAAGAAAGAAAAATTTTAGAAATTAAAAATTATGGTAGATGTACAAAAGGAAATGACCCAAAAACAATTCCTGTTGGCGAAAAAAATTCTTTCTTTTTTACTTTAGATTTAGAAATTGCAAATATACGAAATATTAAAGGACAAATTGAACAAAAAAGAAAACAAGAAGAAACTAAATTAAATAATATTTTAAAAACAAAAGTTAGGACAAATAGTAACAATTCCGATTTATCTTTTCGACCCACAGTTAGAAACGTTATTGGTGTTTTAATGGCATCTGTAGATGCTTTTTATCAACTGATGAATGATGTTCATGAAAAGGCTTGGGATAAAAGAAATGATAGTGCTAGATTAAAATCTATAATAAACGACGCACCATCACAAGAAGGAAAAAATGTTGTACGCTCATCAACAGTGCAAAACCCAAACTTTTTTGTATATCCTTGGCCACAATTTGTACAAAAAAATGAAACAAATGAAAAGGTAGAATATCAAGTAACATATCCTGGTGCGGAAAATGTTAAAAGTCTAACACAGGCGTATAATTCTGACATATGGCCCGAAGTTGAATTTGTTGAGGAATACCTAAAAGCGGTTGTCCAAAAAGACAAATCATTTGATAATAATGTTTTAACAAATGATAATATAGTTTTAACTTACACACCAGAACACGCGATTGAATTACCATTAAAGAATGTTGTTTATCAACAACTAACAAATCCTGAATATGTTTATGAAATGTATGAAAGATTATATTTAAACGTTTTTTATTCTGGTTTATTTTATATCAATTCAAATAATGATATACAAAGTATTGTCAAAGATATTGAAATTAGTAATGTTGAACAATCAAATCCTTCAGGTCCTTTAAAAGACCAATTAATTAACAATGTTGCGGCTGTAAAACTTTATGATTATTTATCAAGTACTAAAAGTGCGGTTTCAGGTGGAACACTATGGAGTACATTCATTTCACAAAATTTTGTAACACCATACATATCTGATTTAGTACAAAATAGTTTTGAAATATTAACACCAAAAGAATTTAGCTCGTCATCAACTAACCCAATTAAAATTGAAAGTTTAAATAAAATACAAAGTTTTGTTGAAAACACACAAACAACCGAAACAACACTGTTTGATACTTACCCATTTATTATTAATTCTTTTAGTGATAAAATGTCTGGTACACCAAACAAAACAGAAAGATATACAACAACAAGTACCTATACCTTTAATGATAAAAAATTAATATTAACAAATTCAGAAACAAAAAATTTAAAACCATTTACAAGAGCTGGTAAAACATTAGATGGGTATGATACAACAACTAGTATTTTTGACAATCAAAAAATAAATCAATTTTATGAAATAAGATACTCATCTGCCGATAAAAATTATTTAGAAGGTAATGTTACTTATACCACTGATAATAATGTAAATACAAAACAAACTGTTAATATTTTAAACACACCATATTTTTCAAACGCAATAATAGAGTCGGCATCTTCAGATGATAATTTAACAAAGTTAGGTTATTTGTTTTTAAATTCATTACCATTGACAACACTGTATGAAAGGTATTTGGCGTCTGAAACAATAGGTGATTATATTTTTGCAGGGTTAAATAAGTTTTCTGCTGTTCACAAATTACCATATGCGTGGATTTTAAAACTTGGTTCCGTATGGTTTAGATATAAAAAATATATTGAAACAAATGTCGACATATTAGATTCTATTTGGAAAAATTTTGACTACAAGAAAGCTTACGACCCATTAAATTCAAATCCTAACAAGATATACAATATTTTTTACGGAACAAATACGGATAGTCCACATAATTTCCAATTGAATAATGGAACATCAATACAAAGTGGATTTTACCCTTTATTAATTAATAGTTTTTATAAAGTTTTAACAAATCAAAATTTGTTTCCAACATATGAAACAGGGGGTAATTTTGATTTAAATTCCAATCCTATTTTTGATACTTTGAAAGTCATTGCATCATCTCCATTTCCAACAGTCCCCGACGGACCAATAACTTCATATTATGTTTATTTAAATATAACAAATGAATACACAAATTATTTGGGTACAAATAGTCTAAATAAAAAAATGATATTCCCATCATCTGGGTACATACCATTCCAACAAAGTTATTTTGAACTTAGAAGTCAATTACAAAAAAATCAAAATGTTACTTACTCTGAATTAGTTAATTCTAATTCAATGTATAACGGCACAACTAGATTATATTGGAATTCACCAAATTATGGTTGGTTTGATAATTCACAAATTAAAAAACCAACACCATTTGAATATATGAAATATGTTAATCCAAATTTAGATAGACAAGAAGATTTTACTTTGGGTACAGAGTACTCAAGTATTGAAGATTTATTTGGTGTTTTTACAAAAGAACAATTGGATATTTTTGGAAATGAATTTGAAGAATTTTGTAAAAGGAACGGTGAATCTAATATATTCCAACCTGGTGAAATAGATTCAAAATACAAAAGTATTATAAACGTATTAAAAGAAATGTTTATATTAGAAACAAGTCAAATATCCGATAACGGAATTGCTACTGACCAATCTAACTTAATATCACAAATAATTGAAAAGTTTATAAGTATAGATGTTCACGTTAAAATAGGTAATCCAAAAAAATTTAATAGACAACAATTTGGTAATTTTTCAAACAACCCAACATTTATACCACAAGGAAATCAAAACTTTTATGGTGGAACATATACTGATGGAACTGCAAAATTACCTAGTAGTACTTTAACGTTAGCTCAATCTAAAAGTTTGTATAAAACAGAATGGGATACTTTATATAAGAATGTAGGGTTTTCAACAATAGACGGAATTAGTTATGGTGAAACATCAACAATATATGATTTTTTTATTGATAATAACAAACCATTTAGTGTACCTAACATAGAAAATTTAGCACCATTAATTAAGATATATGCAACACAGAAAAATTTAAATAGTAATTATACCACAACTAATTTTTCTCAAGATATTTCAAACTTTTTAAACGGTTTGGAAAACAAACGCTCATCGGTTGAATTAATGTTAAGAAGTAAATTACCTTCATTAGGCGACATTAAACAAGCCAACGTTGAAGGAACATCACCTACATTAGATGGTGACATTGTAAAACTCGAACAGTATGAACTTTTTAAGGCGATAAATGACAAATGGGTTTCAGGTACAGACTACACAAAGAAATTTTTATTTGAAGAATTTTTATTTTTTGATAGAGCAAACAGAGATATTGGCGATGAGTTAATAATTAACACTGATACAATTCGAAAATACTGTTCTTGGGATAACGCATCAACTTCAATAATGAGTTTAATAAGAGAGGTACTCTCTAATAACAGAATGAATTTCTTAGTAATGCCTGCGTATATTAATTTTTACGGTATTACAAGTAGTAGTGACGGAAAAAGAACACAATCAATTGTG